GGCAGCGGCCTGCTCGGCAGCGGCCTTCTCAGCGGCAGCCTGCTCGGCAGCGGCCTTCTCGGCGGCGGCCTGCTCGGCAGCGGCCTTCTCGGCGGCGGCCTGCTCAGCGGCGGCCTGCTCGGCTGCCTCACGGGCTGCCCGCTCGCCGTCGGATTCGGGCACGTCAATGACGCGCAGCAGTGGATCGCGCTTGATCGCGTCCAGGTCTTCCTTGTTCAGGCTGGCGACGTCCAGCGTCTCGCCCGCGCGGGTGAACTTACGGCCAGCACGCCAGCGCCCCAGCTCGGACACGGACCTGACAATGATCTTGTTGGTGGACATGGAGCCTCCAGGGAAAGGGCGCCGTCTCTCCGGGCTGTCGCACCACTTCGCAGGTGTCGCGTTCCGTGATTACCGCCAGTCGAAGCGGGCAGCTTTGCTCTGGCAGCCTGCATCTGCCCTGGTTCTCGCCGCGTTTGAAGTCGCTGCAGCACCAGAAACCGCCCCACTCCGAAAGCAGCGCACGCGACGCTTTCGGAGTGGTGCCGGTCTCTCCCGGCTGTCACGTCTAGGTTTCAGGCTTGCTAGGTGGACCGACGTTCCACACCTCTCTACCGCGTAGCCTCTGCGGGCGGCCCCCTTCCCGGATCGGGAGCCGCAATGAACGCGGGGTCGAAACCCCGGCCGGGTTCACAGACGAATCAGATCAGCCAGGGCGAATCCAGCACGTCGACCAGGCCCTTCATCACGTTGTCGGTGCCGGCGATCTGCGCGGCCGTCAGGATCTCGGCAGCCTTGAACTTGAGATTCGGGCGCACCACCAGCAGGTCCGGCACCAGGCCGAGCGGCCGGCCGTGATCGCCAGTGCGCTCGGTGAAGGCGGTGTAGGCCGCCTGCAGGTTCTCGGCGGTCAGCTCCTTGTTGCTGGCGTAGGCCATCTGCCAGAACCCGAAGCCGACGTTGCGGCGGCAGTCCACGCCGTACCGGAATTCCTTACGGCTGAACACGGCTTCGTCGGTCTCGGTGTCCATCGAAACGAACTGCGGCTTCTTGCGGTTCTGGAAGATCAACGGCTTCAACGCACGCTTGGTACTCAGCAGGTACCAGTACGATCCAGCGCCACCAGCGTCCAGGTTGCTCTGCGTGACTTCCTGACCAGCCTTGTTGATGACCGGATGATCGGTGTCGAAGAAGTTCTGACCGTCATAGCAGGCCGTCGAAATGCCGTTCTTCAACAGGCTGAAGATCAGCTCGTCCGGCTGGGCCGCTACGGATTCGCCCATGTTCTGCATCATGGGCGTATAGATACCGACGTTGTCGTCATCGATATCGTCGCGGTCAACGCCCACGGTCAACTCGTAGGGCTTGTTCTTGATCGTGTAGCCGTGAGTGGCGATGCCGTGGATAACGCGATCACCGATCCACTCGCGCATGCCCGGGATCTTGCCCAGCCAGCCGTACTCGTTTGACTTCGTGGTCGAGGGAACCACCGTGGCGATGCGCTCGTACTGAGTCGCCGCCTGGCCCAAACCCTGATTGAAAGCGGCATTGAACGCGACGCCCAGCGTGGCGAGGTTTGCGCGGGTAACTTGCATTGGGATGTGTCCTGTCGGTAGTCGTTTGGAGTGGGATCAGCCGATCAGGACCCAGACGCCACCGGCGTCCACGTCGATGATCTTGCCGGCCGCCTTGCGGGCACCGGCGCCGCCATCGGTCTTGGCGACGGTCTGGTCGTCGGCGATGTAGGCCGTGCTGCCGATGCTGGGGCGGGTAATCGCATCAGCGCCGCCGCTGTTGTCGAGCTGGAATGCCTGGCCGCGCCAGGTGTCCACGACGCTGCTGCCGTCGGCGGCGCCGGTGACGGTGTCCTGGGCCACGCCAACGGCGGGGCCGGAGCCAGCAGTGCCAGAGGGCACCGCATTGCCGGTGGCGGTGAGCAGCGACACCAGGGTGCCGGCATGGATCGTGGTACCCGGATTGACCGGGTGGCCCACACGGGTAGCCTCACGCCGCTTGGTGTTGCGGCCCTGCGTCGAAGCAGTCATCTGGATTTCCTTCTGTATGGAGTGAGCGTCGGCCTGCGATCAGACCGTGGCCGGCTTCGCGGCGGCGTAGTTCTTGGGATCGATGCCGGTCATCGAGCAGACCGCCAGCTCGGCCTCGGAGAGGCCATTGGCGTCCTTCACGCCTGCCGGCTGCTGGCCGCCGGTCTGCGTGCCCGACAGCGCGGCGATGGGCGCAGCCTTGTCCAGGTACGCGGACAGCGCGGCGAGGTCCTTCTGGCCCAGGCTGATGGCCCAGTCCTTCATCGCCGGCAGGATGCGACCGTCAGCCAGGCCGGTCTCGACCAGGTCGTTGACCTTACGATTGGTGTTCTCGGCCGACAGCGCCGCCAGCTGGCCGCGAATCTCATCGACCGCAGCCACCGGCACGTACTTGGCCGGGTCCGGGGTGGCCTGCTTCAGGGCGGTACAGGCGGCGACCGCGCCCTCGGCACCGACGCCCAGGGTCTGGGTCAGCTTGTCCAGGGTGTCCAGCTTCGGCTTGAGCGCGCTGCAGGCGGCGATGGCCTGGTCTTCGGTGGTATCAGCGGCCAGGCCCAGGGCGGCCACAATGGCGGCGAGCAACTTCATGGTGTTGTCCTCGGTGGAATCGGAGTGGAAGGCGAACGTGGCCGCCGCGCGCAGCGCGAGCGGGGCCATGTCATCGATTGCGGGGTTGTTGGTCAGCGCCGCCATTTCGATGGCCAGCACCCGGCCGGTGACCGGGTCGTAGCGGAAGACCGGGGAGACAAAGAGGTACTCGCCGGCCCGGATCAGATCTGCAGCGCGGGCCGTCAGTTCGACCGTGGCCCACAGGCCGGACTCACGCCATTGCAGCGAGCGCATCCAGGCGGCAGCCGGCGCCGGCTGCCCGTTGGTCTCGGCGTGAAGGGTCTGATGCTCGTAATCCACCACCGGCGGCGTGCGGCGTGCATTGAACTCGCCGATGACCGCCTGGGCGGTGGTTGCGTCGATGTACCAGGACGGCACCGACAGCTCCCGCCCGTCCCTGGGCTTGAAGTGACCGGCCGGAGTGAGCTGGATCTCCAGCAGGTTGCCATCGGCAGGCGCAGTCAGCGCGAAGGAACAGGCCGCAAGGGCGACAGCGGAGGCAAGGCGCTTCTTCATGCCGCCCAGTTTTGGACGGGGGTCGCGCGAGTTGGGATTAGCGCGCGCTAGTGGCGCAAACCGGGAGTTCTGCCCGATCCGGAGGCAGTGCACCCGAGAGAGGGGCGCAGGATAGCGTTTGAAAGGCGTTTAAATCGCCCCACGGGCGCCAGCACTCCCCTGGCTGGGATGGTGGCCGCGCTCAGGGGGCCTCTAGGGGCCTGTGGCGCGATTCTGGCGGTCGCCGATTTCAGCCACCGCCGTCCAGCTCCAGCCAGGCAATGACCAGGCGCTCGGTCGCCGCCTCGTCGTCCGCACTGAAGCCCATAAACGGACGGGCCGGCAAACCAGGATGATGCACCACGCCGCGCGGGCCGGGGCCACCCGGCCATGCCAGCGCCCTCTTCTCCGTCGGCCGGATCTCGTAGGGGTCCGTGCCTTCCTGGTGCCAGCGGGCCTGCTTGGAATCGGCGCGGATCTCGACCCAGTCCGGGCCCGACTGAGGGTGGATGCCGTCGCGCGTTCGGTGGGTGTCATTGAGCGGCGTCCGGCCGCTGCCGTCGGCCAGCGCTTCCCAGGCGATGCCATCGGGGCCGATGCCCGTATCGAACCGCACCTGGCTGGATTCGGTCAGGTCTTCCCCGAGCTGGGCCATCAGCCCGGTGAGGTCCGAGCCCCGCGCGACCAGCCGGCCGAACAGCCGGTCTGCCTGGGTGGTGTCGACTGTGAGAATCAAGGGCTCGTTTGCCATGCTAAGCTCCGTCCTGCATCTGATGGGCGCGGTCGTGGCCTATGCCCATCAGGTCCGCCCTCGGCGCCACGACGCCCTGCGGTCCCATCACTCCCTGCCGAACAGCAGGCGACCCGAACGCTGGCGCTCCAGGTAGTTCCGCCGCGTCGGGATCAACGTCCAGCTCTGCAGCTGGCCGCGCACCGCTTCCACCACCACCGTCATGCCGGGCTTGTCCGGCATGTCGAAGGCGCGCACGTAGCGCGTGCGCAGGACGACGCGGCCGGTGCCGGCATGCCGCTCAAACGACTGCCAGACCTCAAACGGCGCCGCCAGGACCTCCGGCAACAGCGGGATGACCGTGGAGCGTGCCGGGTCGATGTGGCTGGCCAGCGTCTCGACGTTGGCGACAACGGCGTAGGAGAACTGCCCGTTCACAGGTAGGCGAAACACCCTTTCGTCACCGCCCAGTGCCTCACGCAGCAGCTGCCGCAGCTGCTCCGGCTCCGGTCGCCGGACATCCGACAGCGGCACCGGCAACGGATCGAGGGGCACCGCTGCAGGACGCCCGAAGTCCGCAGGACCGCCAGGACTCAACGGCTCCCAGGCGCCAGCCTTCTGGTCGCGCCAATACTGCATCTCGGTTTCGGCCAGCTGCTTGCCGGTGCTGGCGTGGCCGACGTTGTAGGCCCATTCCGGCGGCGGATCGCCGTCGACGGGCGGCGGTGCCTGGTCCGGCGTCAGCCCCTCGGCCCGCAGCTTGGCGGCGGACATGCCGATCACGCTGCAGCGGCAGCCCCAGCCATTGGGCGGGTAGTGGGCGTCCCACCACGGGTCGCTGGTCGCCAGCACCAGACCGTTCCATGCCTGGTGCGCCTCGCGGGGATTGCGCACCGTGTTGTGCTTGTACTTCAGGTAGGGGAAGTGCTTGAGCGTGTCCCAGCGCCCCGCCATGTACGACGTGCGCAGGTTGGTGTGGTAGATGACCGACGTGCGCCAGGCTTCGCCGCCTGGCGTGCCCTCGCCGGTCCAGCCCGTCCAGCCATTGCGCTGGACGATGTCCCGGAAACGCGCGCGGAAGTCCTCCAGCGTCTCGCCCTTGCTGATGGCCGCGTCCACCGCCTCGCGCAGGTCGACCAGCAGCGCGTCGCGGGTGGCGCCGGCCACCACGAAAGCGCGGGCGTGTTGCCCCTGCCACAGGTCGTCCCAGCGGCGGGTGGGCATGTTGACCTTGTCGCGGAAGTAGCGCTCGGCCTCCGGCAGGCTGCCGAAGTTGCCCCGGATCTCAGCCACGGCTGTCTTCCAGGGCATCGAACATGCCGGCCGCGCCTGCGATAGCCAGGGCGTGCTGCATCACCGCGGCGAAGCGGGCGGCGTCCAGCTCGGGCAGCACCTGCAGCAGCCCGTCCCGGATCTCCTCCAGCGACACCGCGCTGTCGACCAGCTGGCGAATCTGCTCCACCCAGCCACCCACGACCGGGTCGGCCGCGCCCGCGAGCAGACGCACGAGCTGGTCTTCGCGGTCCGGGACCGCAGCCGGCACCGCTGCTGCAGCTGCGCTGGCCGCCGGCAGCCGAGCCGTGGCCGCCGCCATCGCGGCAGGCGCAGCCGGTTCAGCCGCTACGACCAGGACGTCCTGGTCGTTGGCGTCCGCTTCCGGAATGCCTAGCTCGGTATGCGTCCAGCTGCGCGGAATCCGCATGCCCAGCTTGACCAGCGCCGGTAGCGACGTCGCGTAGGTGCCGATGTCCTTGGTCTCGGCCAGGTCGAACACCAGGCGCGGGCAGCGGCGGTAGTCGCCGTTCGGCGCCAGGCCGTTGAGCACGGCCAGCGGGTAGACCAGGTCCCGCGAGAGCGTGCTGGCCACCTGCTTGGCGTCGGCGTCCTTCAGCTCCTTGCGGACCTCGTTATGGACGTTGCCCAGGGCGTTGGTGCTGCTCTTGCCGTCGGCCTGGCTTGTCAGCGTGCCGCCCAGGATCGCCTTGGACTGGCTGCGCTCGCACCACTCCATCATCAGCGCGAAGGCACCCGGATCGCCCTCGGCGACCGCCGGGAACTCCATCACCATCCCGTTGGGGATGATGCCGGCCGCGTTGTGCCCGATCTGCATCAACGCACGCAGCAGCGTCAGCTTCTCCTTGTCCGAGGCTCCCGGCGGGTACTTGCCGATCCGCATCGGGATGCCATAGATCTCCAGGAACTCGGCCAGGTCGCCGACGCTGTAGTTCTTGAACAGGTAGGGCCACACCAGCACGCGGAACAGCGCCGCGCGCTCCATGTAGCCACTCTTGGCCTTGTGGGTATGGGTGATCCAGCCGAACGGCCGCAGGGCGTCGCCCTCACCGGTACCGGTGCGCAGGCGAATCTCCTGCCGGTAGCCACGATGGAACTGGAACCAGGACTGCGGGCGGTGCTCGATGGACGCCGGCAGCCATTCCTGGCCGTCGCGGCGCCAGTCGATCTCCTGGCAGGCGAAGCCCTTACCGATGGCGTCGGTGGTGTCGAACAGGATGCTGTCGAAGTCCTCCACGGCCTCCAGTAGCTCCTGCAGCTGCTCGGCGGCGTTCTTCTCGGCCGCGCTGGGGTTCCTGGGCGGTGCGATCTTCCAGGACAGGCCCGAGACGGCGCGGCGGCGCTTGCTCATCTCCGAGAAGATGTGCGCGTCGCGCTCTTCCATGTCCTCGTACAGCTCGTACTGGCGAACCACGTCGCCCTGTTCGGCCGCCTGCAGGATGCTCGCCAGCCGCGTAGGGGTCAGCCCGCGCGACGGGTGTCCCTGGAACTCGCGCTGCAGGGACGTCAGCTGCGCGGTCTGAGGCTCAGCCAGCTCCTTCACAGCGAAGGGCTGCCCCGTGCTGGGGTCGATGATGCGGGAGGGGGTCACCATGCTTCAGGTTCCGGAATTGATAGATCGTCGTCCACGTTGGCGACGTTGTCGTAGCCGCGGCTGGTGGTCGGCATGGCCGTCCACTCGATCTCCGAGCCGGGATTGCGGCTGGCGTAGTGCATCAGCGCGATGGCGATGCCGGCGTCGCCGTGCCGCTGGCCGCCGTCCTTGCCAGTCGTGCGATCGGGCACGCGTGCCACGCCCTTGATTACCTTGATCGCGCGCAGGTCGGCCAGCACGTCCTTGTCGCGCGGGACGGCGATGGTGTCGTCTTCAAACGCCGTCTTCAGCGGCGGCATGTTCTCCCGGTACCAGCCTTCGGTGGCCATGACCAGGGCGACGCGGTCGAAACCGAACTCCTGCGCGAGGAACTCGGCCACGGCGCTGCCGTTGCCACGCGCGTCCACGGCCGCCTTCACGAAACGCGGCAGCCTGTGGATGACGTACTTGCCGACCTGTTCCTGCTGGCGGTGCGGCATGTTCCGCAGCTCCAGGATGAACGGGATGCGGCGGGTCAGGTTCTGCTCGATCTGCGCCGGGACCATGACGGTCAAGTCGCCCGTGCGGCCGAAGTCCTGACCGAACACGCTCTGCAGATCCGGATTCAGCGCCTTCAGCAGCGGCGCCACCTCCTGCTCCAGCCATTCCTGGATTGCCGACTCGCGGTAGGCGTCCGGCAGTTCCTCAAACCCCTTCGGGCAGGTGTAGCGCAGCACCGGGGCGCCGTACATGCGCGCCTCGACCAGGGCAGTGGTCAGCCAGGCACCCGACCCCTGCGACGGGATGACGTCCAGCTCTTCGTCGGCCGCCGCCCCGTAGAACGCATAGACGTCCGCGACCCACTTGGCCGCGCTCGCCTCGTCCCAGGTGACGCCCTTGCGCATGCACACGCGCCCGAACAGGCCCTGCTCGATGGCGTCCTTGAACGTGATCCGGTGGACGCTGCCCTTGCGCTTCTTCGAGCGGATCTCGTTCACCAGCTCGTTGAAGGGGTTTTGATCGCCATCATGGGTGCTGATCACACGGACCTTGCCGCCCCAGATCAGCAGCGCCAGCGCCGCCTTCAGCAGTTCATCCAGGGCGCCGTGGAATGCGGCCTCATCGATAACCACCACACCCTGCTTGCCGCGCAGGTTGGCCGGGCGCGAGGACAGGGCGACGATGCGGAAGCCGCTGGCGAACCGGATCGTGTAGGTCTTGATCGACTTCTCATCGTCGCCGTCCTTGAAGACTTCCTCGCCTTCCTCGTACTCGGCGACGGCTTCATTGAACACGCGCGCCCACATGGCACAGGCTTCGATGTACTCGATAGCCATGTCCATGTTGTAGCCGATGTAGTACACGTTCATCCCGCCGGCCTGGCGGGACTTCGACGCGATCAGCACGTTGTCCGAGGCTTCCGCCCAGGTCAGGCCGATTCGGCGGCTCTTCTCGGCCACCTTCAGGTCGCTGTCGTCAGCGACCCAGTCCCGCTGGTACTTCAACAGCACGGCGTCGATGGCCGCGTTGACCTCGCGTGCCAGCGATGCCGGCAGCTCCTGCTCCAGCAGGTCGTCCGGCGCCTTGGTCACCGCCTCGGCCAGCGGCTTGCGCGGCGGCAGCCCCGGGGCGACCTTCTTGGGCTTGGAGTTGGTCGGCGCGAGAACCATCAGCCGATGCCCAGGATCTTCTTGCGCATGTCGGCGGCGCTGGCCTCGGACATGCCGCCGCTCCTGACCACCTTGTCCAGCTTCGCCGACTGCTCGCGCAGCAACGCCTGCCGCGCTTCCTCGGCGATGGCCCTACGGACGTTGACGTCGATGCGCTTGGTGTCCATCGCGTCCTTCGCCGCCCTGGCAAGCTTGCGGGCGGTATCGACGTCCACGTCGCCGCTGTTCTGCGCTTTCAACGCGAGGTCCGTGGTCAGCGTGACCACGGCATTGCTGAGCAGGGTGCTGGCCTTCTCGCCCAGGCTGTCCCCGAACTCGCCCACCAGGGCGTTCGCGGCCTGATCGATCTCGCGCATGCGGGCGGTCAGCTCCGCCAGGCCCTGGCCATACCGACCGAGCGCCGAACGCGACACCTCGCCCGCAGGCTCTCCCGCGTAGCGGGCCTGTAGGTCGGCAATGATCTCGTCCAGCGTCATCCGGCCTTCGCGGAGCAGCTTCTCGACGTAAGCCTTCTGCTCGGCGGGCAGCCGGCTGATGCTGGATTTCGCGCGGCGAACCATGGCTCAGCGTGCGCTCGGGCGGCTCACGCCGGGAACGACCGCCGAGCCGCCGGCAACGTCCTGGCCACGGGCAGTCAGTTCGGCCACCTGCACGCCCGGGATGGCTTCCTGCAGGCGCATCAGCCCCTGCTCTTTCAGCCAGGACAGGTCGGTCAGCACGTCATCGCGCGTCGCCGCCACGCCCAGGTGCTGCAGGCCGGCGTGAAGTACCGAGCTGTTGGCACGGTAGCCGGCCTGCTCGGACAGCAGCCGCAGCAACACCAGGCGGCGGTCTTCGCGCAGGCGGTCAGCAAAGGATTTCATCGGTCTCTCTCCATCAGGTGCTCCTGCACCGTTTGCATCATTCGGTTACTGGCCGCGACCTGGCCCTCGATACCGCCCAGGCGCTCGTACAGCCGTCTCAGTTCGTCGTGGGTAAGCGCGGACTCGCCGCGCACCTCCAGCCGTGTCACCCGTGCGGTCAGCCCGATATGGCGCCACCACAGCAACACCAGCCCGGCCAGGCAGCCACCTACCAGCACCAGCAAGGCGACCATCACCATGGGCTGGAGATCGTTCATGGCCTGGTTCATCAGCGCTCCACCGCCGTTGCGCAGCCGATGCAGCGGCGGGTGTGCGGCACTGCCAGCTGCCGCTCCCGGGGAATCTCTTCCCCGCATTCGATGCAGTTCATCAACACCTCGCTCTGCTCGACCGCTTGGCGGCGATTGGCCTGGTACTCCCTTCCGCTCCGCCTCCCAGCCTCAAACACGTCCCAGCTGCGGCTTTCGTTCTCTGCGGCCCTATCCGCGTCGTCTTGCACTCGGGTGTCCCTTGCCATTGATCATGTCGTCGAAGTCCAGCCACACGCCCTCGTAGGCCCGTGCCTGTCCTCGCAGCTCAGCCGCCTTGTCACCCCGGCACTTCAGTGCCTCGGCCTTACAGCGCTTCGCCATCTCGTGGTACTCGTCGCGCAGGCGCTGCAGGTCGGACACCGTTGCACCGACCCCCTTCTTGCTTCTCACCGCCGCGCCCCTGCAGCTGCTCCAGCGCCTGGCAGTACCAGCTCCACGCCGTGCGCTCCCAGTCCGTTGCTGCCTGGATCAGCCGGCTGTGGCTCGCCCTGCAGTCGTGGTACAGCGCCGCGACCTGGTCGTGGTTCCCGATCAGCACCGCCCATAGGTCCGACGCCGCCGCCGGCAGTGGCGGGCACTCCTGTTTCAGGCTGGCCTCCGGCCCCGGCGGCGGTGCCGGCGGCGGTGGCCCCTTCGTTCGCGCGGTTCCAGTGCTGCAGGACGTCAGCGCCAGCGCGACCAGCACGCAGGTCAGGACGTGCCGCCAGCAGCTTTTCCAGATCGGCACGCTGTGCCGCGTAGTGCTTTCGGTTTGCTTCACGGTCGTTTTCCAGTTCGGTGGCAATGGCCTCCTGCCGGTCGGCGGCGGAGGCGTAGTCCAGGGCAGCCTGGGCGGCTACGGAACGCAGCAGCTCGGCCTCGGCGTGCAACTGCTCGATGTAGTCCTGCTGCTGCGCGCGTTGCTTGATCGCTGCGGCGCCCTCGGCCCAGCGATTGCCGGCATAGAGACCGGCGGCGCCGGCAACGACCAGCACCACCAGCAGCGCGAGGCCGAGGATCGGCAGCAGCTGTCCTGCAGCTGCTTTCGGTGCGGCTTCACTCAGCACGTCGCCACCCCCTGCCAGCCGGCGGCGAGATAGGCCGGCTCCAGCGTGAGCAGGATGCGGCGTGGGTATGCGGTGTTTTCCTTGTGCGCCCAGCCTGCGCGAGCGCGGTGCGGCTCCACCGCCCGCCAGTCGTCCGGGTTCTTACCGGCGGCCAACGCCAAGCGCCGCTCCCGCAGCATCCAGCCCTCGCCGCCGTTGTACCCGCGCAGGGCGAACACCCAGCGGCTGCAGGTGTCGACGGCGCCGCCGCCCAGCGGCTGCACGCGGTCGAACAGCCACCGGTCGTACAGCGCAGCAGCGAGGATCGCCTGTTGCGGGTTCCAGGGGTCAAAGCCCGCCAGCTCGCGGGGGTACACGGTTGCGATCCAGCGGGACGTTGCCGGCATGAACTGAGCAATGCCCTGGGCGCCGACACCGGATCGCGCATCCGCGCGGAAGGCGGACTCCTGGTGCAGTTGCGCTGCGAGGCGCGCGGCGCTGCCGTGGACACCCCACGCCCGCGCAGATGCTTGTTCGACGCGGTGGCGGTACAGGGCCGATGCCGGCGCGACGCGGACGGTGGCCTTGGCCGGCTCGGCAGCGGCTGCCGAACCAGCGAACATGCCCCACAGCAGCCCTGCCGCGATCAGGATCAGCGCGACGATGGCGAACGTGGCTTCACGCCAGTCGCCGCCATGCTGGTCCCAGAACGCTTTCCAGCGGTCCATGCGGCTCATCCGATCAGCCCTGCGGCGATCATTGCCGCCGCGATCACCACGCCGCGCCGGCTCTGCGCCATCGACTGCTCGATGCCGGACAGATAGCGCGGATCGCTGCCCGGGAACGCTGCGCGATCCAGCGCGTAGCCGATGGCGCCTGCCATGGTGATCTTGCTGGCCGCCCACAGGTAGCTGGTGATGAACAGGCCGTTGAACATGGCCACGATCAGCAGCAGCGCGACGCTCGCGGCGACAAACAGCCAGATATGGCCGACACGCGCGGCCCACTCGACCGCCATCGCCTTGATTCGTTCGATCTTCGTTTTCATCCCGCGCTCCATGAAAGGAGCCGGCGGCGGTGACCGCCGCCGGCTGGCGCAGGGATGTCAGTTGCCACCACCGCATTCCCCTGCGGTGCTGACTTTGCTCGTGCGCGCGAAGGCGCTGGGATTAACGCGCGCTAATGAAAAACCCCGCCGGAGCGGGGTTTCCTTCTACTTTGCTTTGGCGAGCCGCTTTTCAACTTCGACCTTGCTATCGGACTGCCGAATCGCTTCCCTTGCCGCCTGCAAGTCCAGCAACCACTTGGGATCACCGTACCTTCCAGCGTCCAGCGCAGTATCGTAGAAGGCGATCTCAGCCGCCATTCCAGCTTTCAGCGCAGCCTTGAGATCATCCACCTTGGTGTCGCGTATGACGTCGGCGTAGTTGTTTACGACCTCGTCCTTGGACTTCCCCGCGTCCTCCACCAGGTTGATTGCGGCATAGCGCGTGCCGTCTTCCATCACCATTCCAACCGCTGCGGATTTGGCCCGGACGAGCGTTAGATCAGCGTTCAATCCGGAACTGACGCTCAACACGCCAATGCGCTTAGAAAGATCATCGTCGATGGTTGTGGCCTTCGACTCGTCAGCGGCCACGTGAGCCGGCGCCGACATCGCTGGAGGGGTGTTCTCGGTACAGCCCAGCACCCCCACCATCACCCCCACCAGCAGAACCCCTCGCATCCTCATCATTCACTCCTGAAATAGTCGACCCTGCACCTTGGCCAGGTGCAACTCCTTTTGCTCGCGGCAGATCCGGTAGACGTGGATGTCGGTCAGCCCGTACTCGTCGGCGAGGGTGCGGATGTTACCGCGCCTCGCCCGATGATAGATCTCGGCATTGCGTAGGGCGTTGCGCAGCCGCTCGCCGCGCGGCAGATAGAACATGCGGCCGCCGAAGTATTCCGCCAGGGCCAGCACGCCCGCCGTCGCCATCCGTGCCGCCTCGTCGTCGGGAAGGCCCATGCGCTGGTAGGTATCGTTCAGCACCGCGACCATGGCCGCCAGCGCAGGCGCCCATGCCTCTTCCGGGAGGTCGGCGGCACCACGATTGACCAGCTCCAGGGCATCCGCGCCGCTGGGCATGCCCAGCATGTCACCTTGATTGCTCACCCGGCCTCCCGTGCTTTGCGTATGCCTTCTCCCGCTCGGCCTGCGCCTCTTCCTCGCTGAGTCCGCCCATGTCCAGCGTGCGCGCGATCCACGCCAGCTGGCGCTCCAGCGGTGTCTCCTGATGCGGGGACGGGGTGATACCGGATGCCGGGCGCAGGTGCTTTCCTACACGCGCGTCCTCCTCCCGCTGACGCTCCTGTGCGGCGTCCGCCTTGTCGGCCAGGCCGAACACCACCGCCCGCAGGTAGCCATGGGACTCCAGCGGCAGCACGAGGCTGGCGCGCGCGGTCAGCATCTGCTCGATGCCGGCCGCCCACAGCGCTGGCCCGGCCGGGCGGCGGACCCCGCTGCGCTCGTCCTTGCACACGCTGCCGGCGGCGACCAGGTCCGCGACCTCCTGGGCCAGCTTCGCGGCGCGCGCCAGTCGAAGGGCGGTTTTCGCCGGTTTGAACAGCCCTAGATAGCCCAGCACCGCGCGGCCCAACTCGGGGGGCATGCCGGCAACGGCCACCGCCAGGCGCTTGCCATCGTCCTCCACGAACATGGCGGCGATGTGTGCCTGGGCGCCGCATTCGGGACACGTTGCGCGCATCAGCCGTGCCCCAGCAGGCGCGGCTTGCGTGGCGCGGGCGCGGGAGGCTCCACCTTCGCGCGGAAATCCTTCTGCGACACCATCGTCAGCTCGCAACGGGGCCGCTCGCCCACGATGTACTTCTCGCTCCTGTAGTCCGTCCTGTCGTAATCGATCTGGACTTCCGCCGCGTTGCGCAGCAGGGCCATGACCTTCAGCCCATCAGCGGCCGGCATCAGCAGTTGGGTATGCCCTACGGTGATCACGCAGCAGTCCTGTGTGTTCCGCTTCGCACTCATTCCTCGACCTCGACGTTATCGATCATCGCGCCCACCAGGCGCAGGTATTTCCGGTTGCGCTGCCAGTTGGCCGGCAGGTTGGCGGTCATCGCCTGCCAACGTGCATCGTCAATGCCGCGCGCGGCGCGGCGTTCCTCCAGCAGCTCCAGCAGGGCGCGCTTCTCCTGCTCGACATGCAGGGCCGCGATGATGTCGCGCAGTTGCTCCTCGGTGCGGCACCAGGCCACGCGGTCGATGCCGTGCATGCGCTTGGCGATGCTGTCCGCGTAGGCCCATGGCAGCTTCATGTCCGCCAGCTGGGCCTCCACCTTGGCGATCATGTCGGGCATCGCGCGAGCGGCGTCGAAGTTGTGCGGCTTGCCCGGGTACGCCACGCGGGGCTTCTCGCCCGCCTTCAGGCGCAGCTCGTCCAGGACAGCGGCCAGGGCGTCGCCCGACAGCTTGGTGCTGGTCGTCACCCCACCCACGCGCATCAGGATTTCCTCGTAGACGTCGCGGTCCAGACCGAGCTTGCGGCGCAGGGCGTGGATCGCCTTGCGCTGGCCGGCGGTCCGCTGCTCCTTCGTGCGGAGTTGGTAGTAGCCCGTCATGGAATCACTTCCAGCTTTCGCTGGCCTTCGGCCAGCCCTTGGTTGAGCTGCGCGCCTCGGCCCGCTCTCCAGCCAGCCCAGTGATCGCTTTCGTTGGCGCGGCCCTTCTTGATCTCCTTCCCGGCCGTGGTCTCCAGCTCACCGTGAACGTGCAGAATGGCGGCATCGAGCGCGGCCTCCCGGCCTTCCGGCAGCTCGGCACAGGGAAACAGATGGCCCAGGGCCGAAACAAAGCCTTGGGCAAACACCTCGCCCCGCCGCTCCTTGTTCGCCTTCTTGCGGATGCGCTTGGTGTGAGCGGCCTTGTCCCGCCGCAGTTGGCGCCGCAGCACGGCGAACGCATAGGCGGCGACCGTCGCGTCAGCACCGGCGCCGTAGAACGTGATCACCGTTTCACTGGCCGTTCGATACCAGAGGCTACGGGCCACCAGCCGGGTGCGCTGCATGATCACCACCTTGCAGCGGTATCCGTCGGCGACCAAGTTGGCCAGCGCGATCAGGGACTGCGGAATCATCCCGCCGCGATAGCCCGTGGGCGCCTCATCTGCCTTGATGTCTGATGCGGCAGCGTCAGCCTCGGTGAGCCCGTACTTGTCCATCAGCGCCCGTGCCTGGCGCAGCGCGGTAGCTGCCTCGGTCGGGTTACTGGAGCCAGCCAGGCGCAGGCATGCCTGGATCTTGCGGATTGCCTGGTCTCGGGTCATCAGTGGCGTCCTCGGCGCGCAGCGGCAGCGGTGACTTCCATCAGCGGCGCTGCCTTCTGCAAGCCAAGCTGGTTGGCCTTCAGTACCGTCATCGTGGCGTCCACGCCCAGGGTCGCCGCGAGCCCGCCAACAGCACGGGCGGACAGGGTGGCGAAGAAGACCACGCGCTCGCTTTCGTTTAGACCTTCGGCCACAGTTTTGACGATGTCTCCCACGATCTCTGAAACTCCGACCGCAGCAGCCTCGGGATTACTCATGTCGACCTTGATTGCCTTCATGACCTATTTCCTCTTCTTCCAGTGCCAGCGCACGCCGCGCTCGTTCTGGCTGACGCACCAGTCCAGCCATTTCGCCAAGGCATCGCCCTTGGCCTGATCGCCCTCGCTCTCCGGCGCTTCGGGCACACCCGGCACCAGCAGGCAGCCCTTGCTCTCCCCGTAGCCGTGGCGCGCGACCACGTCCATCACTCGGCGCAGGTCGTACTCGCGTCCCGATGCGATCTGGATAGCGCCAGGCGGCGTGCGCGGGCCGAACTGGATCAGGCCGCTGGCCCAGCAATACGCCTTCATGCGGTCACCTCCGCCTTGTCCACAAACCGCACCAGGTGCGGCGCGCTGATGTGCCGCTGCATGTGCCAGTCGAAGGCGTCGCCGCGCTGGTCGATGTACTCCACCGCGAACCGCACGTACTCCAGCGCCTTCACCGGATCACCGCTGCCGTCCTGTGCCCTGGTGGTATCCATGAATTTCTGGCCGTCGACCTCCACCCATTCGGCGTAGCTCTCGATGTCCGAGCGGACCGTGTTTTCGGCGATCTGCCGCGCCAGCCGATCCAGCGCGTCCGCATCGGCCACGACCAGACTGCCGGGGCGCCTGCTGAGCAGTTTGTGGGCGCGCGTCAGTGCATCGTTGTAGCCAGCGTCATATGCCGCGCATTCCTCCGGGCTGTAGTACCCAAGCCTCGCGGTTTCAACCCGCGTCGGCAGGTGGGTCCGGACGTTCGCCAGGGCCTTATCGGCGCCGCAGGTCACGCCCTCGCGGAACTGCTTGGCGCCCTGGTCCGCCATGTCACCGGCCGAGAACTGCCCCAGCACGCCGGAGATCGCCTCGACCTCGCTGCCTTCCTCCCAGCCGCACACCAGCACGCGCTCCAGCTTGAGCAGGGCCACAGCCACCTTCCGCAGGTGTTCGGCGAACGCCTTGTGCAATGGCGTGCGCGCGTGCGTGTCGACTTCCTCGGCAATGCCATCAACCTTCAACGAACCGCTCATGGCTGAACCTCCTCGATCTGGCTTTCATGCGGCACGACGACGAAGTCCTCGCGCTGGCTGATGGTCACGCCCGGGATGGCCTTGGCTGCCTCCGGCTCGCGCAGGAGGGCTTCCTTGTCGACCTCCTGCTTCGTGCGCAGGAAGCGTTCCAGGCCGCACTTCTTGAGATAGCCCATCACCGCCTCGACGCCGCGGATGGCTACTGATGGCGGGCGCAACCGCCACTTCACCTGGCCGGTGGCGAAGTCGTGGAACTTCACCTTGCCGTCCTGGGTGAGCTGGGCGCGGTTGGCCTCGCACCACAACGACAGCCCCTTGGTCAGCTCGCTGATGCGGTCGCCGTGCGGCTTGGCCTCGGCGTCGTGCTTGGCCTTGACCTCGGCCATGGTGTCGTTCATGACGGTTTCGATGCGCTGGCGCTCGCGCTGCAGGCGGCCCAGCTCGGCGATGGCGGCATTGACCTCATCGCGGTCTCGGGGCACCCAATGCTCGACTGCGGGCGCTTTAACTCGGGTGGTGGCTTTCTTGCTCATTGCTTCGGTTCCGTTTCGTTGCGGGCCGGGGTTGAGTCCGGCGTGGGGTTCTTGGGGCGCTCCAGGGGTGCACCGAAATGCTGTTCAAACTGCCGGCGAAGCGAGCCGACGATCCGCTCGCCGATGTACGGCGGCACGTCGTCCTCGTCGTAGACGTCGTCCACGTAGCGGGTCATCGCGCGATCCCTTGGGCTGCCGTGGCGGATTCGGTCTCTTCCCACTCCAGCTGGCAGCCGTGGTACGGCGCGGCGAACACCGTGCGGGTGACGCCGTTGAAGGTCTGCCGGGACCGCAGCGCACCGGCGATGAAAGACCCGGCCGGCGGCGGATCGATGATGATCCGGGCACGCCGCTCGGTGATCTGCACCTCGCGCGGCGAGCAGCCGGCTCGGCCGAGCGCGTACATGGCCCCCAGCAACGCCTTAGCGTGGCCGTGGATGCTGTCGAAAACGACGTCCTGGTGATTGCTCATGCGGTGGCTTCCTCGGTGGCAGTGGCGCGGCGGATCGCTTGGATCAAGCGGGCGGCGCCGGGGTAGCTGATGCCGCGCAGCGCATGCGCGAGCGGGATTCCGCGGGGCATCTGGACGCGGGCCTGGGCCATGAAATCGGCAAGGCCCGCGTGGACGGCAGTGGCGTCGATCCCAGCGGCCTCCAGCAGCCGGCGGATCTCGCGCCGCTGCGGCTCGGTGCAGCTGGGCACCGTGCTGGCCGTACCGCTGCGGACCGGCAGCACCTGGGCGGTGACGTCCATCAACTGGCCGACGGTCATCCTGTCGACCGGGACGCCAGCGGCGGCGATGGCTTCGATCACCTCGCACTTCTGGCCTGTGCTGGCTGCAGCCAAGCGCCCGATCACAGCCGTGGCCGCGATCAGGTCGGCCGCGATCACCTGCAGGTTCAATTGGCACCTCCCGCAGCGTCCTGGCTTGCCAGGTGGTCCTCGTATGCGGCGAGGTTGCGGCGCACGCACCGCAGGCAGTACAGCCGGTCCTCGGCGCTCAGCTCCGCGTTGTCGCGGATGCGCGACAGCGCCTGGCAGGCGGTCAGCACGTCGCCAGCGGCCTGCTGGTGGGCGTTCGGCGTGGCGCCGGTGTCGGGGGCAAGGCTCACTCAAACACCCCCAGCTCCTGGGCGGCTTGGGTGATGGCGTCGCAGCAGATGCGCTTGCCGGCAGCCTGGGCGTACGTCGCCGCCAGGCGCAGCACCTTGTTCAGGACGCGCAGCGCGCCGGGCCGGGCGGCGATGTCGCGGATGCGGTCGCGGCAGCGGGCATCGTCAATGCCCCATGCCTTGATGATCGCGTCGGCGTCGCCCTGGGCGCTGCGCTTGATCAGGGTCTTCTTGCCCACGCGCGAGTACAGCCGGTCGAGGTAGGCAGCGCGGTTGCCGCCAGTCATCTGCGTGTAGACCCGCTCATTGCCCATGAACACCAGGCCGACGCCGCACTTGTCGTTGAACCAGCGGATGCCGTCCATCGCTTGGACAGTCAGGTGCTGGGCTTCGTCGATAGCCAGCAGCCCACCGGTGTTCCGGATGCGCTCGGCGATGGCGCGCTGCAGGTGTGCCGCGCTGCGGGAGTAGTCCCGCACGCCGACCTTGATAGCGATCTCTTCCAGCGCGGCCAGCAGCGATCCGGTGGCCGCGCTCAGCTCCACGTGCCACACGTTCGGCGACGTGGCCTGGTACTGGACGATGGTCTTGCTCTTGCCGATGCCCGCCGCGCCAACGATCAGCACCAGGTCGGCGGCGATCTGCGCATACCGCAGGTCGCCCATGATCCGCTTGCTCGTCGGCGTGTCGACCCATGCCGGCGCCGTCGGCAGCGATTCAGAGGACGACGCGGCGTCATAGGTGTTGAGCCACTTGGCGATCTTCACCGCCGTGTTCTGCAGGTTGCCCTTGTACGTGTCGCCCAGGAACTGGCTGAGCGTGGCGCTGGACATTTCCGCCTCGCGTGCGATGCGGTTCTGGCTGTAGCCGTTTCCGGCTTCGGAGATCATCCGCACGCGCTCGCGCATGTCGGACATCTGCTCCAGGGTGAATTCCTCCGGGATGCTGCTGTTGGGAGCGGTGGTGGCGTTGCTCATTGGTTCTCCGTGGTGTTGCTGGTCTTGCTGCAGGTGACGGAAGCGATGCACGAGCGGCACGTTCCGGGGCTTCAAAGGCGGGTATGCGGGGCGTCTGAGGGCGCTCAGGCGGGCCTGGCGGCGCAGCAGCGCCGATCCAGGCGCCCCGGCGCGGGACAGCCGGATGTCGGGCAGGCCCTTCATTCGTCGGCACCCCTGGGCACGTAGAAGCTGTTGCCCTGCTGTCTGGCCGCGATTCGCTCCATCAGCGAGCCGAACGCTTCTTCGCGGTCATCGGTGCCGGTGCGTTGCAGCGGCTCCTGCAGGGCCTCCTGCGGCAGCGGCAGCGGCTTGGCCGCGCGCTTGCCGAACAGGGGCGCGACGACGCCGGCCGGCGGTAGGTTCTCGGGCACCGGGGACGGCAGCTGCTTGGCGAGCTTCGCCGCCGACATGCGGCGCTCGGCCTCCAGCTGCTGCTGTGCGGCGCGGCGGAACTGCTTCTTGGCGCGCGCGTGTTCCTTCGCCGATACCGTGTCAGCGAAGCCCACGGCGGCGATGCACTCAGCCGTCCCCAGGTGGACGTTTGCCAGCGAATACACTTCGACGCTGGTGTGCAGCGCCTCGGGATCGAAGCGCAGCATCACCTTCTTGCCGGCGTAGCGCGCGATGGCTTCGCTCCAGTAGCGGTTGCCCGCCAGGCGCACCGATCCGTCGCGGGCGTCGGAGGTCACGGTGTCCGTTGCCAGCAGCAGCTGGCGCAGCTGCTCCACGCTCGCCTTCCGGATGGTGGATTGCGCATAGCTGGTGCTGAATACATGGTCAAAGCTGTACTGACCGCCGCAGACGCGGCTGCGGCGACCTTCCCGGGCGTTGTGCGCGTGGATTTCCTCGTTCAGAACCCGCACGAACTCGTCCAGCGGCACCGCCTTGCTGCCGTAGTTCTCTGGCTTCGCGTCCGTCTTATTGCCGGTGTATGCACCAGCGAAGGCCGGATGCTTAGAAACCCGGTCACACAGGTCGCGCCAAGCGCGCTCGATGGGCTTCGCCTGGCCGTGGTACGGGGTTGCCCAATGGATCTGACAGCCCAGGCCGGTCAGGATGCCGACCGGATCATCCGGGCGGACCTTGAAGCGGAAGCGATTGCCCGTCCCGCCCGTGAGCATCTTGCTGGCGAAGCCGCGACCATTGTCCAGCCAGACTTTCTCCGGGATTCCGTAGCGCTCGATCACGTCGCGGAAGGCGAAGCGCGCGAGGTCCGCGGACTCGGTCTCTGCGATCCGGTACCCCAGCAGCTTGCCCGAGTACAGGCACTGGACACCGATCATGATCGGGCGCGCGATTGTGCCGTCTGGCCAGCGTGCGAACACGTCGAAGCGGTGGCCGTCAGCGTTCACTGCCTCCAATGCATGGAACACGCTCCGGTCGCGCTCCTGAGCCGGGAAAGTTCGGTCGAACGCCTCGCGGCCCTGCCGCGCAAGCACCAGGACGCCGCGCGGCATTTCTTTCTCGACGCGCCGTTGAAAGGTCTTCAACGACGGCAGCACCCAGCCATGCACGCGCGCCAGGCGCTGGACGCGCTCGTAGCAGCTGCTGGCGGTCGGTGCTTCGACCCGCAGGTAGTCAGCTTTGAAGGCATCCCAGGCTTCGGCCGGGATCTCGACCGTCGCAGTGCCGCCGACATAGCTCGGCACCAGCAGCGCCAGGCGGTGCTGCTTCTCCACGCCGTCGACCAGGGCAGCCCACCTACCGAGGGTCGCGGCGCTCGCGCCGCGCACGTTCTCGCGCTGCAGCTGCACGGCGACCAGCTCGCGGGCCTTCGTCAGCAGCATGCCGTCGGCGACCAGCTGCTCCACCGCCTGCAGGGCCTGCAGGCGGCGCCGGGCTTCGCTCTTCAGGTGCTGCTCGACCGCCTCGTAACGCTGCCACGCGGCCTGCAGCTGGGCCTCGGTGATCTGCGCAGGCTTGCGGGGCTTGGCCTTTGCAGGCGCCAGGTCGACGGACGGCTGGGTCAGGTTCGGGGTGCGCAGGAACACCGCCGCCTGCACGTCCGCAGGCAGCGCGCCGGGCGCGTAGAAGCGCTTCGCGCCGCCACGGCCAGTACGGGTTTCATATGCCCAGGCCTCTTTCGCGGCGCGGCGCTCGACCGTGCGCTTGGTGATTCCAAGGGCAACGGAGATAGCCGTAGCATCGAGGGCCTCCGGGGCGCAGGAGCGGCTTCCGTCCGCCATCAGCGCACCCTCTTGGACAGGTCTTTCAGCGCCTTGATCTGCTCATTGGCGCGCTGCTTTTCGCGCTCCAGCCGGCCGATCTCGGCGTCCAAGGTCGCGGCGCCTAGCAGGAGCTGACCACCGACAACGCTGCCGTGCCATTCGGCCAGCCTGGTGCTGCTGCAGACGATCTCCAGCACCGGGGCCAGCCAAAGGGGGCAGTTGAACTCTTCGCGGCTTTCGGCCGTGTAGCCGTCCAGCATGTTCGCGGACACGGTCCGACCAGCCAGCCGGCTCGCGCGGGCGGCGACTTCAAAGCGGTCCAGGCCTGCGGCGTGGGCATCCTTGAGCATGTCGCCGAGCAGCAGGCTGACCGGACGGCGGAAATTCATGGTGCCCGGCACCGGAGCGGCCGGGCGCGGGAGGGCGAACATGTCGCCGGTGAGGGCATCGCGTCGCTTCATGCGCGGATGCCCTCACCGATGACCGGCTGGGTCCCACAGGCGGAGTGAGCTGTGGCGGGCCTTACCTGCTCCCCAACTGCCGGGGTTTTCGCGCATGCCAACGCGGGGCACTTACCGGCTGATCCCCGCCCATTTGCCCGGGCCAGGCTGTTGATCGAACGTGCCGGGTATGCCGGCTGGAGGGGTGTGCTGTTCATTCCGCGCTCCCCTTCTGAGGATTGCGGACAAGACGGAGCCTGCTAGGCTTCGCTCCAGCAGGAAGAAGAGCTTTCTGGCCGCGCTTGCGGTTGGGCTTGCCGTCCGCGCCATATCGGCTGGGCCAGATTTCGGAAGCGCTGATGCCCAACGCTTCCGCAATGATGGCCTCGGCCAGCGGATACGGCCGGTGGAGCGCCTTGGCCAAGCTGTTCGGATTGCTGTAGCCGTTGAGCAGGCTCAACTGGCGCAGGGAGATGCCCTTCATGCGCAGCTGTGCCCCAACTTCGGCCGGGTGCCAGTCCTTCACTTCGGGGCTGGCTTTTTTTGGTGCCTGTAGTGCCGTCAC